ACAGGAATAAATTTATCTACTAAGCCACAATGGAAACAATCAACAGCAGGGGCGGCCACGCAATTTCATGAGTCGTATATTGGGCCGGGGCTAAATTCTTATGTCCATATAGACCGCACTATTGAAGTGCAAAGCGTTACAGAATCGACAAGCACGTTTACGCAATGATAAAAAAATTCAAAATAGCAGGCGCAATATTATTTTTTTCTGTCCAGTTTCCAAGTTACGCTAATACCAATATGACAAATAATCCAGTATCAAATTCTAGTGGTTCGGTCACAAATTTAGGGGTAATGAATATGCCGACAAGACAATTTCAAAATCAAGTCGGCGGTCAAACTGTAGTTTGTCAATCTGATACTTTAGTCATCCAACCTTTCGTCACTTCATCGGCTTCATTTACAAAACCTTATCAAGACTATTATCTTGACCCTATATATTCAGTAAAAGATACAGAAGGCGCGACAGATGCAAACGGCGTGACAATAGGCGATGGCGACCCCGATAACCCCGGCCAAATTATTGGATATAAAACAATAAGAACAGCGCAAAAAGACACATATAATATTTCGCCGGGAATCAGTTTATCTTGGAATATTTCACTTGATCGAAAGGCTGTCAGATTATGCCGAGAAGCGCAACAAAGGCAATCAGATTTAATTCAGGCAAGGATAAACGACAATATGTATGCGCTTGAATTAGGACGTCTGAAAACGTGCGGCGATCTTTTGTCCAAGGGTTATAATTTCAAAAAATCGTCAAAATATTACAAATTATGCGAAGAT